AAAACAATGGACCATGCGCCGCGAGCAAAATTCCGCCAAGGCCGAAATCCTGATTTACGAGGACATCGGCGACGGCATGTTCGGCGGGCTCTCCGCCAAATCCTTCGTCGACCAGCTCACCGCGCTGGGCGACGTCACGGAGATCGACGTCCGGATCAACTCCTGGGGTGGAATCGGGGCAGAAGGGATTGCGATGTACAACGCGCTGGAGCGGCACCCGGCGACGGTCAACGTCTACATCGACGCGATGGCCGCCTCGGCCGCGTCGATCGTGGCGATGGCCGCCTCGCCCGGCAAGCTCGTGATCGCGCCGAACGCCCGGTTGATGGTCCACCGGGCGTGGAACATCGCCGTCGGCAACACGCACGAAATGCAGGCGACGGCCGAGCAGCTTGACCAGCTCGACAACCAGATCGCGGCGATGTACGCCACGCGGACCGGCCGGCGGGCGGCGACGATGCTGGCGATCATGGACGCCGAGACGTACTACACCGGCGAGGAGGCGGTCGCCGAAGGGTTTGCCGACAAGGTGGCGAACGAGCCGTCGGCGATGAACGCGCCGCGGCGGGGCAAGGAGCTGGCCTGGCTCACAGTGCCTGCGGAATTGCAAGTGCCCGAGGATCTGAAGAAAGGCGCCGATCCGACGAAATCCGACGAAATCGACGACCAGCAGGAGCGGCTGGCGACGGCCGTGGCGGTCCGGATGCGGATGCTCGAGCTGGACCTGATCGGCTGAAAAGCAGCGGGCAAAAAACTTTTGCCCCGATCGAGAAATAATGCCGCTACCGGCCTACACTGGATGCTGACCACCCAACTTATCCAACCTGCTCCCGGTCGTCGCCGAAGGCGCGTGACTGGACGCAGTCGATAGAAGCCTCCGCGAAGCGGCGGCGGTCTGTCACGACGGTAGTTCAACTCCCTACCGCAGCCAGGCCGCCGCCGCTTTTTCTTGCGCCGGCCGCTGCGAATGACAGCGAGAACCAATCATGGCCCGTACCCGCGAAGAGCTGAAGACCGCCCGCGCCGAGCTGGCGACCAAGATCCAGGCCGATGCGAAGGCGTTCAACGACGCCGGCAAAAAGTTCAAAGACGCCGAGGCCCAGGCCAACTGGGACAAGCTCAACAAGGACTACGACGCCGTGATGGCGGAGCTCGCGGAGCTCGACCAAGCCGACAGCGTCGGCGCCCGGCTATCGCAGCTCGAGCGCGACGCCACCGCGCCGCGGAACCCGCTCAATATCGGCCTCGACGACGCCGGCAACGGCCAGGTCGGCGGTCGGCGTGCGCCCGGCAACGAAGTCGCCGCGCTCGACGCGACGGTCGCTCGCGAGCTGGCGTTCAACGGCTGGTGCCGCGCCCAGATGTCGCTGCCGGTGACCCGCGAGCAGGCCCGCGCATGCCGCCAGGTGCGGCTCAATCCGCACGCCCGCGCGCTCAACATCCGGCTGCCCAACACCGACGAGCTCAATCGGCTGCGGGACGCCTTCCTCGACCACCGCGACAAAAACGGCGCCCGGCGTCGGTTTGAGTACGCCTCGAGCTTGTCCTCGCAGACCGGCTCGTCGGGCGGCTATACGGTCGTGCCCGAAACGCTACTGCAGCGGCTGGAAATCAATATGCTCGCCTTTGGCGGCATGCGGCAAGTCGCCGACCAGATTGTGACCGCGACCGGCGAGGATCTCGGCTGGCCGACCGCCGACGACACGTCGAACGAAGGCCGCATCCTGGCCGAGGGCGCGGCGGCCGACGACAACGCCGGCGCCGGCACCAGCGGCGACGCCGGGCCGAACCCGAGCTTCGGCAAGACGGTGTTCGGAGCCCACAAATTTACCTCGGACACCATCAAAGTGCCCTATGAGCTGCTCGAGGACTCGAGCGTCAACCTGGCGTCGATCATCGGCGACATGCTCGGTGAGCGGCTGGGGCGGATCACCAACCGCAAATACACGGTTGGCACGGCCGCCGGCGAGCCGCAGGGCGTCGTCACCGGTGCAACCTTGGGCGTCACCACGGCCAGCGCCACCGCGATCGCCTTCGGCGAGATCATCGACTTGGAACACTCGGTCGACGTCGCCTATCGCAGCGGTGCCCAGTACATGCTGCACGACCTGGTGCTCTCCTACATCCGCCAAATAGTCGGCTCCGACGGCCACCCGATCTACCAATCGAACTTTGCCACCGGGGCGCCCGACACGATCAACGGCCGGCCCTACGTCATCAACAACCACCTCGACTCGGCGGTCACGGCCACAAAGACGACGATCGTCTTCGGGCAACTGTCGAAGTACAAGATTCGCCGCGTCGGTGGGATACGCCTCTATCGGATGACCGAACGCTACCGCGAGCAAGATTCCGACGGCTTCTGCGCGTTCTTGCGGGAGGACGGCGGCGTGCTCTCCGCAGGCACCGCGCCCATCAAGTATTTGCAGCAAAAAGCGTAGTCTAGCGCCGTGAGCGCTGGCCACCAAATCACATACACCCGCTTGAAGAGCTGAGCCATGACCAAGCAAATGCAAGAAGAGACGAAGATCCTCCGCGTTATGAACGCGGTGGCGGCCGGCACGACCGACCAGAACTCGACCGGCGTCAACATGGCCGGCTGGGAATCGGTCGAGTTCGTCGCGGCGTTCGGCGCGCTCACCGCGACGCAGGTGACGTCCCTCAAGCTGCAGCAGTCGAGCGACGACGGCTCGGCCGACGCCTACAGCGACCTGGCGGGCACGTCGAGCGGCGCACTGGCCGACGGCGACGGCAACAAGCTCATCCGACTCGAAATCGTCAATCCGGAGAAGCGATACGTCCGGGCCGTGGTCGATCGTGGCACGGCCAACGCGGTCATCGACGGCGTGATCGCCATCCTCCGCCGGCCGCGTTCGCTACCAATCACGCAGGACGCCAGCGTATCGAAGTACGAATCGCACGTCCGACCGGCCGAAGGCACCGCGTAGGCGGTAGCCGCGGGCCACCGGGAAAGATCGTTATTTAGCGGCGGAGCTTGCTCCGCGTGGAGGAGAGGAACATGGAACGAGCCAACGTGAAAGTCCTGCTGCGGCACACTTGCCGGGCGAAGGAATTCGCGGGCCAGCCGGGCGACGTGGTGACGGTCCCCGCGGACGTCGCGGAGGCCTGGTTCAAAAACGGCGGCGCGAGCCCCGTCGATGAACCAGCCAAAGAGCCGGCGGCGAAGAAAGAGCCGGCAGCGAAGAAAGAGCCGGCGGGCAAGTAGCACACGAATTGGGCCGCATCGGCGCGGCCGCGGGGAAATATGTACGGCCTGCGACGAACCGTCGAGCCTGCCAACCCGGCCCTCGACATCGAGCAGGTCCGAGAGCATTTGCGGATCTTTGACAATTCGATGGACGGCTACCTGCGGGACGTGCTGATCCCAGCCGCGACCGGTGCCGCCGAGCTGGCCACCCACCGGCAGCTCGCGACGGCGACGTACGAGCTCGTGGTCGATCGCTTCCCCTGCTACGGCGTGCCGATTTACGTGCCGGTTCCGCCGCTGCAGAGTGTGGCGATCGCCTACAGCGACGCCGCCGGCGACGGGCAGACCTGGTCGGGGGCGAGCTACGTGGTGCAAACCGAAAAAGAGCCGGCGGAGATTTGGCCGGCCTACGGCGAGATTTGGCCGGTCACCCGCCGCGAACCGGGGGCCGTGCGGCTGACGTTCGACGCCGGGTATGGAGACAGCTACGCGAGCATTCCGCCGCTGCTGCGGTCGGGCATGCTCTTGGTGTGTGGACATTTGTGGATGAACCGGGCGACGGTCGTCGTGGGCGAGGGCTCGGCGGTCGAGATCCCGATGGCCAGCCGCGAGATTTTCAGCCGCTACAACGCTGGCGACGATTACACGATTTACGACACGGCCAGATAGGAACGGAGTACCGATTCGGGCCCGATCGCTGTTTTGTCGGAGACGAACAAGGCAGGGGCCACGGGACAAACCATGAACCCCGGCAAGATGCGGACGCTGATTTGTTTCGAGCGATTAAAAACCGTTCGATCCGACGTCGAGCAAACGGCCGACTTTTGGGAGCAGTACACGCAGGCGTTTTGCGAAGTCACGACGCCGGCAGACTCGGAGCAGGTCACCAGCGGCAAGCTCAGCAGCGAATCGCTGCTGAGCCTCTCGACACATTGGACGCCGATCAGCGGGGGAATTGATTCGACAATGCGCGCCCGACTGCCCGACGGCCCGCTCGCCGGCGTTCGCTCGGCGACCAACGTCAACCTGGCCAACCGGGAAATGCTGATCACGCTCGCGATCAAACAATAATGGCCGCCACTAAGCAAATCACGTTTCCCGTTTGGCCAACCTGGAATTTTCAGTTCGCCGAGCGGGATTTGATGCTGATCCACAGCGTCAAATACCACGACGAAAAAGGGCACCTCCAAGAGCTGCCCGCCGACCACTATCGCCTGGCGATCGGGCACAACGGCGTCTCCGCGCTGGTGCTCCTGCACAAGGGGCTGCTCCCGCAGCTCGCCGAGCGCAACGACGCCGTGATCGTCGAGTACGAACCGTAAACCATGAGCGCCACGCTAATCGCCACCGGAATTCCCGAGCTCGACGCCGCGCTGGCGGCGTTCGATCGGAAGGTGCAGCGCAAATCGATCGTCACGGCGCTGAAAAACGCGCTCTTGATCGTCAAACGGCGCTACCAGGCCCGCGTCCCGGTGCTCAGCGGGGCCATGCGTGACGCCATCGTCGTCAAGGTGCCACGCGGCACAAAACGGGGCGAGATTCGCCGGGCATTGATGATCACCAGGGACAGCCTGGCCCGAGCTCGCCGCCGGGTTCAGAAAGCCGGCGAAAAAACACTCCGAAAACACTTGACCGACCGCGTCGTGGCTGGCGCAGGCATCGGTCGCCGCGAGGCCTCCGCGCGCATCGCCGCCATCCGGGGCGCGAACGTCGGCACCGCGAAAAGTGAGGACGATTTTTACCCCGCTTTCGTCGAGCTCGGCGATCACGATTCGCCGGCCAAGCGCCCGCTCCGCGGTGCATTCTACGACAGCGAGCAGGCAATCAAGGCCGAATTCGTCAACGAGCTCAAGCGGGCGATCGCCAGCGCCGGAAAGCCGGGGCTGCGATGAATTTCCTCATCAAGTACCTGGCCTCCAAACAGCCGATTGTCGATCGACTCTCGTCGCCGGGCTTCGGCGTCAAGATTTACAAGCGCCGCGCGCCGCAGAACGTGCCGCGGCCGTTTGTCGTCGTGACCGGCATCGGCGGCACGCCCGACTACGGGCTGGCGGGCGAAATCGGCGACCTCGGCAAGGTCGCCCAGATCGACGTATACGCGGAGAGCGACGACGAGGCCGAGGAGATCGCCGAGCTGATTCGGCTAGCGCCCCTCTCCGGCTATCGCGGCTTGATGGATGACACCTGCGTGCATGCCGTGACGATCGAATCGGAAATTGATCCCGACGACTACCAAAGCGACGGCGGCGACAACACGCTCAGCCGCTCCACGAAGACTTATCGCATCCAC